CTAATCGATGGACAGTTTATGGACACTTTCAGCCAGCGGATTAAAGTTGATCGCGTCCTGTAAAAAGTCCGGCGAAAAATGAGCGTACGTCATTGTTTGCTGAATCGTTGCGTGCCCCAGGATTCGTTGCAACGTAACAATATTTCCGCCATTCATCATAAAGTGTGTGGCAAATGTATGACGCATGACATGCGTAGCCTGCCCCTTCGGCAAATCCGGTTTCACCTCCTGAAGAATCTCCCGGAACTTCAGATAATCAACCTGATACAATAACCCCGTTCGACGGGTTTTAATCAGAGGCACGACCGAATCCGCCACAGGAACCGAACGGGATTTTCCGTTTTTGGTGTTAAAGAACGTCACCCGGTTGCCAACGATATGCTCTCCACGTAGTTCCGATGCTTCACTCCATCGGGCACCAGTAGAAAGACACAGAATGGCAACACGACGCGCATCACCCTCCAGTCGTTCAAGAAGCCGTTCAATCTCATCATCAGAAAGAAAGGCCATCTCTGTGTTCTGAACTTTCAGTTTTCGTATACCGCGTACAGGGTTCGCGTTGTGAAAGACCTCAGCTTCAATCAGCACCGTGAACATGGTAGACAGTACGCATAAGTCACGATTAATACTGGACGGCATTAATCCGGCCTGTAATTTCTCTGACCGATATTCAAGCATAAATTTTCGCGTCATCTGACTGGCGCGAGGATCTCCCATTTCACGAACAACCTTCCCTAGCCTAACCCTGTAGCTATCCCCGTAAGCCTGATTACGCCCATCAAGCATCCACCACGCATCAAGCAGCTCTGATAATCGCCGCTGATCAGCTGGCTTAGCCTGCCATGGCTTGTCATGAAAGTTCTGTAACACATACTTCTCAAACTCCTGAGCCTTTGATTTCAGGGCAAAGATTTTTCGAATCCGCTTTCCTTCCGCCCCCTGCGGTCTGACATCGACCTGATAACGTCCGTCTTTGAGTTGCTTAATCGACATGATTAGCCCCTCCAACGGATAAATTAACTAAACACTCCTTGCGATATGTAATTCGCTCAATGTGTAGAGTCAGCCAACATTGCGGCCTGATCGGGGTGATTTTTGGGTAATACCGATTGAAACCTGATCGCCCTCCGACTGAATAGATCCATCAAGAGAGAGAGCCGGAGCAATCTGCCCGGCGACAGGTAGCGTCTTATCTTTTATTAGCCACAGCATGTATTTTTCAAAGCGATCGACTTGCAGAACCGCCTCAACGATTTTTGCTCTAGCGTTCTTTTGCCCCGATTCGTAATTCCTTATGGTTGCCAAAGACAACCCAGTAATATCCGCAAACTGCTTTTGTGTTAACCCTTCCGCCTTACGTATCTGACGTAACTTTTTTGCATAGTCTATTGACAAGATAACCATTTGAGTATTAACCTCTCGCACAAAGATAACCTTTTGGTTATCTTTACAAGCCAAAACAAACCATCACAAGGCGCGACAAGCGCACCAACGCAAGAGGATAACAAATGCGGGACTTCATTGCCGATAAAGAGTTATCTGACCACCAACCACTTCAGGAAAGTGACGCACTCAGCGGATCCATTGATGCCGCCAACGACGACGAACACGAAGAAAACAAGAAAAAGCGTTCCTACAAAAAAGGAGCGACTTTACGGCTGGATGGTCCGATCGCCGGGCTTTGCTCTCTGGAAAAAGGCGCGGCATATATTGGGCTAACAAAATCTGCACTGCGCGTAGCCATTCATCGCGGTCAAATGCCGGGACACAAAACACGCACAAACCCGGAAGATGAAAACTCAGACGGAGTATGGTGGTTTAACGCCAAAGAGTGGGACAAGTTGGCTGATGAGCTACCAGAGTGCGAGCCCCCAGAATGGCACAACTGGAAAAGTTACTGGACGTATGACCGCCAGAAAAGGAAGTTCTCTCCAGCCAACAAAGAAGACTGCCAGACCGTTAACGGAAAACGGGTTTATACAAGCAGAAGCTCAAAGCTGGAGCGACTCAAAAGTAACTAAGCCAACTAAACACATAAAAATGACCAGCCATATCATCAGCGCCATTTTGGACCTTGTATTCCTGGAAGTGGGTGTAATAGCGATTTATCTGCTTAGCAAGCTAACAGGACAAAAAGAACGCTTTATTGTTCTCAACGTTCATTACCTCGCCGCTTATGCCAGAGGTCTTTTTCCGATCACCATTGGTGCGGTGCTCATAGCGTTTGTTATTTGGCTCATCGGGTAGAGGCACGAAAAATGAATAAGCAGCAGCGAAATGGCAAGCCCCACAACACGGGATTTCGTCGCAATTACTTTGAAAATGGGCGTTATGCCGGGGAAGTAAATAGGTACGGAGTTTTTGACATGAAGCAACAGTGCAATTCTTCACAGCAACGCTTCCGCAACGGGGCGGAACGCCATGCTAACCGTTTCGCTACCAGTGCATCGCGTAGCAACTCTCGCTACAGCCTGAGCGAAACACACGCCACACCTGATGGACATCCCGTAAAACAAATCGGCGAACACACCTGGCTGATTGAGAAAGCTGGAATCGTGGTTCACAGATGCCCACACAATCCGTTTACCGGAAACCGCATTTTTGCATTAAGCAGCGGCGATAATCAGTTCGGGCAGGATTTCACATTGTACGAAGCACTACGCACAGTCGATCGTCTGCTTCGCGGGCAAAGTTTTATTAAACAGGCTGCTTTATAACAGGTGCTTTATGACTAAAGACCATGCACAAGGTGTATTTATCCGCTTTATTGATTTTCGCGGTGAACTGTTATTACGCGCATCAGCTATTGACGGAGTAGTTCCATCTGAAAAAAACGCAGCTACCTACGTTTATCTGAACGGTACACGCCTGACTGTAGAGCTTCCGTACCAGATCATTCGCGAAATAATTAGCGAAGCCGAAAAATCTCGTCAGGTTAATGGCGATGAACCCTATATCGAGATTATCTGCATGGATTCAGAAGCTGAAATTCAGAAAGCAGATTAAAGGGTGTTGCGATGGATAAAGAATATAAAACTCTCATCAACAAAGCACTTGAGCGTTTTTATTTTCGTTTAAGCGCATCCGGCGCTCATTCAGAACGTGCAGCCCGTAACTCATTGACCAGGGCTATCCGGAGTCTGTATGACGTAGCTTTTTACGCTGACGATCTGGATGCACTTAATGAACTTTCTGAGCTTATCTGCGCCGCAGAATGCGGGGAGCATATTGAGCCGTACAAACTGGGAAATATCGCATGAGTATATTTATATCCTGGATTGTTCTTATTATTTCGGTGGTTTGTGCAATTGGTATTATGCGAATTATTAATTCAGTAAAAAAGATTGAACGCTTTTTCACTGGCGAATAACCGCATAAATAAAACCCCAGCTTAAATAAAAAAATAGTGAACACAATCTGCATTCGCAGAGGTATTCACACACACCAAGGAGGCGTAATGGCAATTAAGCATTTTCCTGTCGTTCGTTTCACCTCCAGAGGACGTGAATACGAAGTCGACGAACGTCTGATTACCACAATCGACAAACACCGCTCAGAAAAGGATGCACACCACATCTATCTCACTGACGGCACTTACTTTTGCGCCACTAATGTGGCGCGGGTGAATCTTATCCGACAGGTACAGGATCCACGCAAATGAGTAGGAGAAGAATCACTCGCAGACATCACCGAACACACCTGAGTTCCTCAGCAACGCTAAAGGCACTTATTCAAAGCGAGATCGGTGATTTCTTCGCGGGAGTTGGCTCACCAGGCGAACCAGAAACACCAGAAGCGATGCAGCGTGAGCTCATGATACGCATAGATAACACTTTTGATTTCTTCTACAGCATGCACGGAATTAAACAGAAATGAACCTCAAGCCAGCAATAACTACTCGTAGAACGTCAATTCCTGTAACCGACCGCTTCTGAGTTTTTTGGCAGGAAGCCTTCGCACATCTGTAGTAAAGAGAATTGCAGCATGATTGACGCTCATGACTTCACAAGATGGGTGCGCACACAGGACACCCGTCTGGCTCCCGTTCTTCAGGGATTATTTGATCTCTACATCCGTGGTCGTGACAACAGAGCACGCACCACAAAACCGGAGAATGCAGACACCCTTTATTTCACAGTAGACGACTGCTACCGCGTGGACTTCACACCACACGGGCTGGCGTTGCACTGCCTGACACCACACGGCGAATCACTGCTGGCGTATTACGACTCCCCGGCCTCCATATTTGCGGCAATGCTGGCGCATCGCACTGCTGGCGGGTGTGCCTCGCTGAGTGAATACTCCGCTGAATTTAACCGCCTTTCCGCCCTCTTCTCACAGGAGTGGCAGCGCGTGACGGGATACCAGCCATGAGTGCGTTTGCATGGAGCTGGAATGAACCACGGCCAGCCATTGATCCGGCCAGATTTACGGAGCGCAGGCAGGAAACTGAAACCGACCTGCAACGCGCCATCCGTTACTACCTTGAGGCAAACAAAAGGGCACAGGAAGAACAGGAAGCGAAGGAAGAAGCCTTTTTCGCACAATCCACCGTGGGTAAAAAACTCATGGCATCCCTTGAGGAAGCCGGACAGCGTGAAAAGCTGGCACAAAGCATCATCAGCAAGCGTCAGGCAACAGAACAAGACCCGGTGGCCCGTGCTTTTGCCACACTGAAGGTGCTTCCCGTTTATCTGCGTGAACCTCTGAGCCGCCACCTCTCTTTTCTGCGCAAGAAGCAGGAAGCCGATCGTCAGAAAGGCAAAAAGAGCTGGCAGGCTGAACGCTACGCGCGCGGAACCCTGCGCAAAATATTCGAACGTCTGGACCGCACCGACAGCCGCTGGCTGACACCGGGCTATCGCTCCCTTGCCGGACGCGAACGCCTGGACGATTTGCTTTACCTGCCGCAGCTCAACAAACACCAGATACAGACGCTGGCCACCATGACGGCGGCGATGTTCAGTGGCACTTTTGAAAAACTCTGCGATGGCTTTGGCGCGACCGATGGCGAGCTGACCATGGATGTAACGCTGAAGGCGTATCAGATGCTGGCCCGCATGGCGTTACACCTGCACGCTATGCCTCCACATTATGACGCTCTGACAACAGACAAAGACCGGAGGAATGAACCGGACACGGAGCTGCTGCCGGGCGCAATCCTTCGCCTGACCTGTGCGGAATGGTGGAAACGCAAACTGTGGCTGTTACGTTGCGAGTGGAGAGAAGAACAACTCCGCGCCGCCTGTCTGGTTTCCAGAAAAACATCACCCTATCTGAGCCAGGACGCGTTAAGCGAGTTTCGCGCACAGCGCGAGAAAACACGCGATTCCTGAAAAGTTTCATGCTGGAAAACGAAGACGGGTTCACGATTGATCTCGAGACAGTGTATTACGCGGGAGTAAGTAACCCGATTCACCGTAAGGCAGAAATGATGGCCACCATGAAGGGGCTGGAACTTCTGGCCGAAGCCCGTGGCGACAGAGCGGTGTTTCTGACTGTCACCTGCCCGTCAAAATACCACGCCACAACAGAGAACGGTCATCCGAATCCCAAATGGAACGGGGCCACCATGCGCGACTCCAGCGATTACCTGGTTAACACGTTTTTTGCGGCGGTCCGCAAGAAACTGAACCGCGACGGCCTGCGCTGGTATGGCATCCGCACGGTGGAGCCTCACCATGACGGCACCGTGCACTGGCATATGATGGCTTTGCTCATCCGGAAGAAATCGACGACCATTCGTGTCCCACACCCGCGATATTGCCATTCAGGAAGACCGCCACGAGCTGGGCAATGATATTACTCCGCGCTTTAAGGTGGAGTATGTCGACGGCTCAAAAGGCACGCCAACCAGCTACATCGCCACCTACATCGGAAAGAACCTGGACAGCCGCGCCGTGGATGGCATCGACCCGAAAACGGGCAAGCCACGCGTTGACCACGAAACCGGAAAATCAATGGCCGAGGGCGTGGAACGCGCCATCGGCTGGGCACGCCTTCACCGGGTCCGCCAGTTCCAGTCTTTGGCATCCCCTCCCGTCAGGTATGGCGTGAACTCCGCGCCTTGCCAGCCAGATGGCACGCAACCCCGGAAGGCCCACAACGGCTGAAGGATGATGCAATGGATGCGGTACTCGCTGCCGCTGATGCCGGGTGTTTTGCCACCTACATTGAGAAACAGGGCGGCGTACTTGTTCCACGCAAAGACTACCTGATTCGCACCGCCTACGACCTCGCAGATGAGCTGAACGATTACGGCGAACAGAGCGTACAGATTTACGGGATCTGGTCACCACTCATCGGGGAATCCTCCCGTGTGTGCACGCACCCGGATAACTGGAAACTGGTAAGACGTAAACCGGAAGCGGAAGACAGCACCCGCGAAAATGGTTTTGACCTTCAGGGCGGCCCTGCCGCCCCTTGGACTCGTGGCAATAACTGTCCCCGTGTACAGGAAACGGACAACAACGGGACAGAACAGCCGGAAGAAAGGCCAGCACCGTGGCCGCAGCTTCCTGACGGCGTTGACGTGAATGAATGGATGCGCTCACTGAAACGGCACGAACGCCGGGCGCTGATGCGTTCGCTGCGTGACAAACAGGCAAAAAACAGCAGTGATGAAATGCAGAACTGGACACAGAGCCGCAAACAGCCACGGCCTTTGCCTGATAACCACGAGTTACTCGCTAAAGAATGGCGGGAGTCTGCTGAATCTCTCGGCCTGCATATCGGTGAACAGCAGATGCAGCACCTGTTACGGGGCGGGCAGTCTGTACGTTGACGGCAGCATCATTGCACCGCAGGGATTGAAATAGTACGCAAACCAGATACCCGCCCGGACCAGCCGAATCACGCAACTCTGGCAGCGCCTGAGCCGTAATCACGGCGTAAGCAGCACGGAGATCCGCCATAACCCGGTCGCCAGCTATCTGGAACAGCTGGGGGCATCAGACCCCGAAGCCGCCGCACACCTGGCATCCACACTTCAGCAGGACCAGAACACCATGAAAACCCCCGTTACCGTGCTTTCTGACATGCTGCGCGCCATCCGTGACGCAGTGCACGCACAGAGAATCAGTGAAACCACTGAACGCGCCCACCGCAAAGCAGACCTGCTGCGGGGTAGCCTGACCAGTGGAAACAAAAAACAGACAGAAACGGGACTCACAAATCCCGTAAATGAGCAAAAAACGTGCCGCGATATATGAAGCGCGCACAAAACAGGCAAAAGCGGGATTTAAAAATCCTGTAACCGATTAATTAATCAACACAAGGAAAAGCGACATGAAAATTTGTATCGACGACGGCTCCACCAACATCAAGCTGGCATGGACTGAGAACGGCGAACGCCGCAACGCCATCAGCCCGAACAGCTTCAAGTCGGAATGGTCTGCGCCGTTCGGTGGCACGCAGCCCGCGAACTACATGCTTGATGGCGTGCGCTATGGTTTTGATCCGGTCAGCGATCGCTTTGTCCAGACGACCGACACGCAATACCAGTACAGCGATGTGAATATAATTGCCATTCATCACGCGCTGGTCAAATCAGGCATCACACCACAGGAAGTGGATGTGGTTGTCACCCTGCCACTGAGCGAGTATTTCGATACAAACGCACAGCCGGACATGGCCAACATCAACCGCAAAAAAGCGAACGTCATGCGCCCGGTGGAGTACCAGAACGGCGAAGCATTCACTATCCGTAACGTACGGGTTATGCCTGAATCCATTCCGGCTGGCTTTAAGGCACTGGCTGACATGAGTCCGTTTGAATCCCTGCTGATTGTGGATTTGGGCGGAACCACTCTGGATGTGGCAAAGGTTCAGGGGCAACTGGCAGGTATCAGCCAGGTGTTTTGCGATCCACACGTGGGCGTTTCTCTGATGGCCGATGCCGTACTGTCGGTGATGGCCACTAACGGTATGCGCACCAGTCACCACATCGCCAATACCATTATCGAACATCGCCATGATGAAGCCTGGCTGCGCCAGCACATCCACAATGACGCGCATTACGCCAGCCTGATGGCGGTTATTCGTGAAAAGGAAGAAACACTGAAACAACGCGTGATCCGCGCGCTGGCGGGTTTTTCGGGTTACGGGCGGGTGATGGTTGTCGGTGGAGGGGCGGAGATTGTGGCACCCGCTATCCGCGAAGCCTGCGGAGTTAATGCGACTTTCATCGCGGACGGGGTGCCACAGTTTGCTCTGGTTAATGGGCTGTACGCAATGGACAAGGAGTAAACCAATGACGACTCCAACCAGACGGATAAGTTTCTATCTGAAGCCCACCGCCGTCAAGAACGAAGGAGAAGCATGCGCCTGGCTGGACAGCCTTACACCAGAAGCCCGCAAAAGCGGCCAACGCGTGGCTTTTCTGGCCGGGCTGGCACTTCTGAAAATGAATCCGGCAGAGGCTTATCGACTGGCTGCATGGGCTGGTGATGAAGCGTTATCAGTGACACAAACCAGGACAGAACGCCCCGCATCACAGCCAGTATCAACCGCACAGATAACCAGTCAGATGGCCGGAAATATCCGGGCGTTATTTCCTGAATAA